CAACAAGAAATATTTGATTACGTAAAAAACAATCTCGGTGAGGGTATGATAGATGTGGAATTAGACCCTAAACACTATCAAACGGCCCTTACAAGAGCAGTTGATCGGTATAGACAAAGAAGTTCAAATGCTGTGGAAGAATCATATGCGTTTTTAACTTTGAAGAAAAATCAAAATACATATATTCTTCCAGACGAAGTAATAAATGTAAGAAAATTATTCAGACGTACAGTAGGTTCCAGAACTGAAGGTGGTGAAGGCGGTACATTATTTGAACCATTCAATTTAGCCTACACAAATACATACTTGTTACGAGCAGGAGCAACTGGTGGTTTGGCCACATACTTTGCTTTTGCAAGTTATCAAGAATTGGTAGGTAAATTGTTTGGTTCATTTATACAGTTCCATTTCGATGTGGCAACAAAAAAACTTACAATCACACAAAGACCAAGATCAGACCAAGAAACTGTTCTAATGCATACTGACAATTTCAGACCTGACATCACTTTATTCAAAGACGTTTATGCAAAACCATGGATAAGAGATTACACGTTGGCTGTGGCCAAAACCATGTTAGGTGAAGCCAGAGGCAAATTTTCTACCATTGCTAGTCCTCAAGGTGGCACGCAGTTGAATGGCGCCGAATTGAAGACGCAAGGTCTAGCCGAAATGGAAAAACTGGACATGGAAATTGGCAACTACGCAGAAGGTGGCACACCACACAGTTTTGTTATTGGTTAATTAACCACATATCTCATTTAAATAGGTAGCAATGAAGAAAAACAATTACAAAAATTATTCTGACCTCACGCTAGATGAATTAGAAGAGTTAGTTGAACAACTTGAAGTTATGAGCATCAAGGCACTCAAAGAAAAGAAAAAAACTTTGAGGATTACCATATTACGATCTGTAAAAAAAGCAATAAAAGAGATTGAAAAACGCCTAAAAAAATAGTATAATAAACCTTATGCTGATAGGTATAGTAGGTTTAATAGGTTCCGGAAAAGGTACAGTCTCGGACAGATTAGTTGAAAAACACGGATATCAAAAAGACAGTTTCGCAAAAAGCCTCAAAGACGCAGTCGCATCCATGTTTAATTGGGACAGAGCGATGCTGGAAGGTGACACAGAATCAAGCAGGCACTGGAGAGAACAACCTGACAAATTTTGGAGTGAGAAATTTGGCAAGCCTGTAACCCCTAGATGGGTTTTACAGTATTTTGGTACTGAAGTTATGCGTGGTCAGATGTACGACGCCATATGGGTTGACAGTTGTATGGGTAGGTACAAAGGACAAAACACAGTAATTGCTGATGTGAGATTTCCAAATGAAGTTACTCAAATCAGAGCACACGGTGGCAAAATCATACGTGTGAAGAGGGGTCCAGATCCAGATTGGTTTGTCAATTATGTAGAAGGCAACATAGAGCCAACAGGCATACACTCTTCGGAGTATGCATGGGCAAAACAAGAGTTTGATTTCATGATAGAGAATAATGGCGATAAGAATGACCTGTATGAGAAGATAGACGAATTAATCGTCAGCAATAAGATCACCAACACGCCAACCCAACCTACGAACACTTCCAAGCCGTTGGCAATTGGCGCAAACAGTTTTTAGATTATTACTATTAGTATTCCTTAGATTCCCGTCCACAAACAGCACGTCTAGTTGTATCTTATCCTGTGCTTTAAATCCACATAATTCACATTTTGTTTTCTTTTTGTATCCGGATCTTTGCAGGGCAGTGACACCGCCGATCTTCTTTTTGTTCTTCTTACGATTACAACTGTCACACAATCTACGCCAATAAATCTTGTTGGCCTTACGATATCCGTAGGCCCTCGGTTTAGATCTACACTGGGTACAAAGCGGTCTTACTCCTATATTCATACAGTTGTATTTACGTCGCCTATATAGGTACCAAAATATGGTAAATTATGTCATAAAAACATAATGATATTATAAATAACTCTAGTATACGTACAAACTTGCAAGGAGAATACGAACATGGCACGAACATCACCAGGAGTAGAAGTTAGCGTAATAAACGAGAGTTTTTATGTACCATCAGATGCGGGTACAACACCTCTTTTTATTGTAACATCTGCCCAAGATAAAACATCAGGATCAGGCTCGAGCACAGCGGCAGGCACAACTGTTGCGAATGCAAATACAGTGCAACTGATCTCATCACAAAGAGAATTAACAGAGACTTTTGGAGATCCAAAATTCTACACAGATGCATCAGGAAACTCGATTCACGGTTACGAATTGAATGAATATGGCTTACAATCGGCTTACTCATTTTTGGGATTAGCCAACAGAGCATACATCTTGAGAGCAAATGTTGACTTATCAGAATTAACTGGAAGTGCTTCGGCACCAACAGCGGCGCCAACAGATGGAACATTTTGGTTTGACCTTGCAACAAGCCAATATGGAATATTTGAATGGTCAAGAACTGATCAAAAATTTACAGCAAAAGCACCAATTCTTGTTACAAAAGCAAGTGACATAGATCAAAGTTCGTCTAACAAGAAACCTAAAACTTCAGTGGGTTCAAAAGGTGACTATGCTATTAACACAACAAACAACAAAAATAGAATTTTCTACAAGAATTCAAGCAATGCATGGGTGCAAGTAGGTTCATCTGCTTGGCATCAATCACATCCGTTCTTGTCAGTTGCTTCAGGTACTACTGTAACAAATTCACATACAATGACTATCAATGGTGTGAGTGTTGCCACAGGTGGTACAGCATTATCAGATGTAAACACAGCAATCAATAATGCCAACGTTCCTGGATTAACTTCAAGTGTAAATGCAACTACAGGTAACTTAGAACTATTTTACAATGGTTTGGCATTTGGTGATTCAACATCAGGTGACGGAACATTTAGATTCGAAGAAGGAACAGGTTTACTTGCAGGTTTAGGAATTACAGCAGGCGTAAAACAAGCAACTAAATTCTTACAAGCAAAACACACTAACAGACCAACTTGGAAAACAGCAGACGAAGACAGACCTAACGGTTCAGTTTGGTTTAAAACTACTTCTGCAAATTCTGGTGCAAACATTGTTGCCAAGGTTTATGACTCTTCAACGTCATCATTCAGCACAGTTGCATCACCATTATATGCTACACACCACAGTGCAATCTACAACCTAGATCCAACTAATGGTGGTACAGGTTTAACAGTTGGTGACCTATACACACAATTCAATATCACTGAACAAAGTGCAGACGGTCAAGCAGACACAACGCCAAATGTTGGTGATTTCCAACTGTTTAGATACGAAGGTGGCAAAACAGTAATCCAATCTAAAACAACTTATCCTAGTTTTACAGCAAACGAAACGTTTACTGTAAGAGAATCACTAAAGAATCAAGAAGCACTTGATACTGCTAAAACAGTAACTATGGTTTCTGGAGATGGTTCTACTTTGGGTGACGCAGAAGATTTTGTTACAGCATTCACAGCCGCTGGGTTTACAAACTTAAAAGCAGAAGTTGTTAGTACAGGCGAATTCAAAGGTGCTATCAGAATCACACACGAATTAGGTGGTGAATTTAGAATGAACAACACATCAGGTACACCACTTGATGATGCTGGTTTCGGAACAGGTTCAGCACATGGTTACGGAGAATTCACAGCCAACAGTGCGACATTAGTTGACAATTTATATGTTGCTCCAACAGGTGACTCAGAAGATTCAACTGTAGGTAATGAAGTTGTTGCATCTAACTGGAAAAGATTAAGTTATGTTGCATCAACAAGTGCACCAACAAATGAGCCAACAGACGGAACATTATGGTATGACACAAAGATCGACGAAGCAGACATCATGGCACACAACGGAACTACTTGGAAAGGTTATAAAGAAGTATATGCAAACACAGATCCAAATGGTCCACAGTTCAGTGCTACTGCGCCTACTAAACAATCAGATGGTACAGCACTTGTAGACAATGACTTATGGATTGATACAAGCGACTTAGAAAACTATCCAAAACTTTACAAATACAACACAACTGCTACAATCAGTTCAACTAACACAGCCAATCAAGTTGCGGTTACAACAACTGGTGCGGCATGGGTATTAGTTGACAAAGCAGACCAAACTACAGAAGACGGTGTTGTGTTTGCAGATGCTAGATGGCACACATCTGCCGAGAAGAATGGTAACGAAAGTTCGCAGGCAGGTACACCAAGCACCATCAAAGACTTATTAAGTGACGACTTCTTAGATCCAGATGCTCCAAATCCGGCATTGTACCCACAAGGTATCATGCTTTGGAACACTAGAAGAAGTGGTTACAATGTTAAGGAATACAAAAACAGTTACATCACTGAAACAAAATATCCAAGTTCAGGATCATCTGGTTTAGGTAATCCAAGATACAACAACGAAGCAGTTGCAGGTTACTATCCGGACAGATGGGTGACTAAATCAAGCAACAATGCAGATGGCTCAGGCACTTTTGGAAGAAAAGCACAGAGACAAGTTGTTGTAAGTCAATTAAAAACTGAAATAAACACTAACCAAGCAATAAGAGAAGACCAAAGAGGTTACAACGTTATTGCATGTCCTGGCTATCCAGAAGTAATCCAAAACATGATTAACTTGAATACTGATAGAAACAACACTGCATTTGTGTTAGGTGACACACCTATGAGATTAGAAGGTACTGCAACAGCAATATCTAACTGGTCCAATAACACAGCAGGTGCTTTAGACAACGGCGAAGACGGCCTTGTAAGTTCAAGTGATTACTTGGGCGTGTTCTATCCATCGGGTCTATCAACAGATAATGCAGGAAACAGCATTGTTGTTCCACCATCACACATGATGATTAGAACACTTGCAAACAACGATAACGTGGCATTCCCATGGTTCGCACCAGCAGGTACAAGAAGGGGTATTGTTGACAACGCAACTTCAGTTGGTTACATAGACAGAACTTCAGGAGAGTTCGAAACAATATCTGTTACGGAAGCAATCAGAGATTCAATGCACGAGGTTAAAGTAAACCCAATCACTTTCTTCTCAGGAGCAGGAATTGTAAACTTTGGTAACTTGACGAAAACATCGGCAAGTTCGGCATTAGATAGAATCAACGTTTCAAGACTAGCAGTGTATCTAAGAACACAATTAGATGCAGTTGCAAAACCTTTTATCTTTGAACCAAATGACGAATTAACAAGAAACGAAATCAAACAAGCAATTGAGTCGTTCTTGTTAGAACTAGTTGGACAAAGAGGCTTGTATGACTTCTTGGTAGTATGTGACGAAACAAACAACACGCCTACGAGAATCGACAGAAACGAATTGTATGTGGATATAGCGATTGAACCTGTGAAATCAGTTGAGTTCATCTACATACCTTTAAGAATAAAAAACACAGGAGAAATAGCAAAATTAGGGAACTAATTTTAGATAAATAGGAGTAACAAAATGGCAATATCAACATTATCAAAATTTACAGTACCTTTAGCAAACGATCAGAGTAGTGCATCACAAGGCTTGTTAATGCCTAAACTGCAATATCGTTTTAGAGCGATCCTGGAAAATTTTGGAGTTTCAACACCAAGATCAGAACTTACTAAACAAGTTATGGATATAACAAGACCTAACTTGACTTTTGATCAAGTAACATTAGATGTATACAACTCAAGAGTATATGTGGCAGGCAAACACACTTGGGATCCTATCACTATTACATTGAGAGATGACGTTAACAACTCAGTTACTAAATTGGTAGGTGAACAAATTCAGAAACAATTTGATTTCTTTGAACAGTCTAGTGCGGCTTCGGGAATTGATTACAAATTCACAGGTAGAATAGAAATGCTTGATGGAGGTAACGGATCAAGTGCACCAAATGTTTTAGAAACATTTGAATTATATGGTGCTTACGTAGAAAACGTTAACTACAACTCATTAGCATACAATACTTCAGAACCAGCAACTATCACTATGTCGGTTAGATATGACAATGCTATCCAAACACCGCAAGGAACAGGACTTGGAACAGCAGTTGCAAGAACTATCGGTACTTTG